ATCTTCAAGGAGAAATTGACAAAGAAACCCAATCATTAAAAAACGAAGGAGCAAAAGAACTTGCAAGAATTGAACAAGGTGGCGGCCTCTATAGACAGTTAGTTGGAGCTTTTAATTTTAGTTAAGGATTAATTTGCTATAATATTTAAGTACTTGGCTAGCAAAGGTTTTTTGTTATGGAAGAAAACACCGACAATTATTTTAATATTAATAATTTTGAGCAGCTTCTTTCTAGGCTTGAGGAGTCTAAAAAGCGTCAACAACGTCAAAAGTCTGTTGAATCACGTCGTGATATTTTTGCACAAGGCCTTGCTGGCATGATGGGTAATTTCTGATAAGCTACTAGTTTTTCTAGGTAATCAAATGGCGGACACCACAACAACAGCAAAGGATCCATTGGATTCAGCTAATGAAGATGACTGGTTTGATATTGATAAATATCGCCAAGCAGCTGGTGTTGCCTACGAGTTTTCCAAGAAAAAATTAGAAGATACCGGAAAAGAACAACGAGAAACTATTGGAAAACAAGCAACTGAAGAACGTGCAGGAGCCTCACAAAAACAAGAGTTCAGTCAAGCCGACGAAGCCAGGGATTATGCCCAGGCTCGTGGAGCTTACAAATACTGAAGTCTTTGATGCGTGGGCTGAAGGATTAGATCCTGGTACGCACGAGTCCTTTTGTTCGTTTTGCTCAGAGAACTATTCAACTATTGAATGTTTTCTCTATGCTCGGTTCCTTGGCTATCTAGGCAGCATTACTGCGTGTGAGGAATGGGTAACTCTTAAGTACCCAAAGCCTGATCACAGACGTATCCTGTTGGATGAAATTGAACACATGAAAGAAGACATACGTCTTCTTCGTGAGGATATCGAGAATTACGGCGTCAAGCGAGACAGTGGTGTAGCAAGAATTGCTGCCATGGAAAAAGAACTCCGTGGCACCATCAATCAAGTAGAGCAGTTTACTGCTAATAAAGATAGGAAAGGCTTGTTGATGGCTGGTGCAGACCGCGCTATTCGTGAGTTAGCTTTTATATTTAAAGATGACCCAATCGAAGGTCCTCTAAAAGAAGCTGCAATGAGTGTATGGGCGAGAATGCAATTAGAAGAATAATGGTTTAAAATAGTTCTATCAATAAGGCAAACACATGGCCGGTAAAGTTCCCCCCAAGAAAGATGCTAAGGCTGGCAAGAAGCCAATGCCTGCTGACGCAAAAGCTGGTAAAAAGGCTGTGCCACCTAATCCTCCCGCTAAAGGTGGCAAAGAAGACATGAAAGCTAAGATGGATCGTCTTCGTGCCATGAAGGGTAAATAGTCATGGGTGCTGGAAACCAAGCTCCCGGCATGGGAGGAAAAACTGTTGATGCAGGTAAGCAGGCCATGATGGAGGCCATGATGCGTCAACGGATGGAAGAACAAGCTGGTCAAGGGCGTGTACGTGCACAAGCCCAATCACCTGAGACTGGACTTGGTGTACCAGCTGGATACCGTCCCGGCTTAGCTCCCGACTATACCAACATGGAAGCTGAATCACGTCTACGGGAACTAGAGAACAGTTCTAATGTTGCTGCGGCAAATCCCACCACAATGCCTCCCGTAAGAGGTGGTATCTCAATGGGTCCAGGTAGATCTGGTCGTTACACAGACGAAGATGCCCAACAAATGATGCGTGATGCAATGATGCGTCAACGCCCAGAAGGACCTAGGTTCTGATCACATGTCTAAGAAACGGATGCCTCCTGAGGTTCTTGAGGTCTTCAAGAAAAAAGAAGCAAAGAACGAAGACGGTTCAGATATGGATGATAAGACTAAACGTAAGGCTGCACTAGAGAAAGCACGTAGCTATAAACAACAAAAAGCTAAGTGATAGGCTATATTTAACTTAGTTGAATCTGGTTATGCCCTCATACTTACATCTGGCGTATCGCCGTAATGCGAGGGCTGCTGCAAAAAATTACACAGTAAAACCAGCGGATAACCTGGAACTAGCAAAAAGAGCTAGAGAAGATTTTAGTTTCTTTTGTGAGTACGTAGCCAATAAACCTCCAGCGGCCCACCACAAGGACTGGCACAGGCACTTTGTGACGGGTGAGGATAGTGTATGTCTAAAAGGAATTGCAGGCCCCAACATAGACCTACTAGGGCCCCGCGGGTCGAGCAAATCGACGTCCCTTGGTATGTTCACTGCATGGGCTATTGGTGTCCACACAATGGCCAAAATGCCACTGCAAATTCTATACTTGTCTTACACGGTTGAAATTGCACGTCCTAAATCTGCGGCTATTAAGCGTATTATTGAAAGCCGTCGATACCAGGAAGTTTTTCCCTCTGTACGTTTGCTTAAGAATGTAACAAGCAATGAGTATTGGTCAGTGGACCATAAATTTGCTGGCATTGAAAGCATCGGTGATGAAATGTTCACCTTATGTGCTGCAGGCTTAAAAGGTTCAGTAACATCTAAGCGGTCACACCTTTGCTTAATAGGTGATACATTGGTATTGACAAATCATGGCAACGTTCCAATTGCCACTATTTATGCAAATCCTGCCGCCTACCAAATTGCTACCAGAAATCACACCACAGATCAAGTTGAGTGGAGCAACGTGGCCGCAGTTACAAAACGTAATACCAAAGGAATTGTTAGCATTGAAACAGAATGTGGAAATAAAATTCAATGCACTCCCGAACACCCTTTCATTACGGCGGACGGAAGGCAAAAAAGGGCAGGAGATTTTAGTCCGGGGGAAACCATTGTCGGATTATCCAACTGGAGACAAGTTGACACATTGCCTAAGTTGTCAGGGACCCAAGAAGCAAACACAGAGAATTTGCACTACGTGTCACAAGGGAACAGGGGGGTTTGTGGTCCAACTCCAATGCCCAGTCTGTCAACAGCAATTTTCAATAGTTTCAAATCGTTTAACACAACGTCTTTACAAAAAGCCTCAAACAATTTGCTGCAGCCATTCCTGCAGTGGACAAAAAAGAATAACACTGACAAAAAAACCTTGTCGGCATTGTGGCAAACTATTTCAACCTCTGAGTCACTTGTCACAGTGTTGTTCAAAAAAGTGCGCAGATTCTATGCATGCAAACAAAATGCAAGGAACTGGCAACGCAAATTACAAGCATGGTTGTCGAGCTGGCAAATGGAAAAAATTGCGCCTGTTAATTCTTGCAAGAGACTGTTCAATTTGTGTTGGTTGCAACACCTTGGAGCAAAAACAATTATTAAACGGCGGGCAACTGAGGACCAATCTTTGTGTTCACCATATCGATCACAACCCCTCAAACAATATCCCGCAAAATTTAATCACGTTGTGCAGGCAGTGCCATACAGCGCATCATCAGATAACGGACAAAGCTGGGAGGCCGTCACCATTTCCAGAGTTGAGTGCCTTAGCGAAAAAGAGGAGTTTGTCTATGACCTAGAAGTCAGTCATAGCAGTCATAATTTCATTGCCAATGGCTTAAATGTCTTGAATTGTTTAATTGACGATTGTATCAAATCTGCGACAGATATAGCCAATCCTGATATACGTAAGTCTATGCAAGATAACTGGAATGCAGTTATCTCACCAACTATGTTTGAAGGGGGAAGAGCGATCTGCCTTGGTACCAGATTTAGACATGATGATATACATGCCACCACATTTAATGAACAGAATAACTGGCAACAGATTGTATTATCTGCAATTCAACAAGATCCCAAAACAGGCGATGAGCTTTCCTATTGGCCAGAAATGTGGTCCCTGGAATACCTAAAGGAGAAGAAGCGTCAAGCACCAGTTGCTTTCTCTTTCCAGTACATGAATCAGATCGTCAGACAAGGTGAATTGTCCCTGGCACCAGAGCTGATAGTTAAAGCAGAAATTGCAACAGAATTCGATACACTTGGTGTTGGTGTCGACTTATCTGCTGGTATCAAAGAAAAGAATGACTACACCGTAATGATCCTTGGTGGACGCATTGATGACCGCATACACATCATTGATTACCGCCGGATGCGTGTCATGGGTAATCTAGAAAAATTAGATGCATTAAAAGAATTGCTTAATGATTGGTCAATTATTGGTAAAGATGATAACAATAATTATTTTCCTACCTACGCAACTTGCGATATTTGGTCAGAAGCTGTTCAGTACCAGGCTTCACTCGAAGCTGACTTCAAAAGGATTTGCCTTAATGATGAAGGTCTCCACAATATCTTGTGGCATCCGGTCAAAGGGTTCCGTGCAGATAAGTTGGCGCGATTCAGAGGAATTATTGGCATGTTTGAAGAACGAAAAATCATCTTCAACCGTTTCAGAAACTTCACTAATCTCTTCGAAGAACTCACAAACTTCGGTGTAAGTGGCCATGATGACTGTGTCGATGCTCTTGTTTGGTTGGTGAACGGACTTACCAAAAAAGGTAAGCTTCAGTTTGATTACTGACCTTAGAATAGTAACAGAAAGCATTACATAACGCCGTGGGACCAGAGTACTTGCTGCTAATGATCAGCTTTGCTGTGCCCGCGCTTACTGGTGCTGGGTGGGCAACGAATAAATTGTTGAGTCGTTTTCATGAACGCATCCTTCGTGTAGAAAAACGGATGGACAACACAGACGCCAGCATCAATTCCATGCATCACCGACTGCCCATCGAGTACGTACTCAAGGTTGATTTCCTAAGAGAAATCCAACAAATGCAAGACAATTTTAAACAGATTAACAATAAGCTTGATAAGCTTATTGAAAGGCTGTAAACAAAATGGACTACACCCTAGAGATCCAAGAGGACGACAACGGTGATCTTTTTATCCAATTCCCAGATGACGTAATAGAAGAACTTGGCTGGGAAGATGGAGATATTCTTGAGTGGAAGCTCAAGGGCAATGGGGTTGTTTTATCAAAACTTAATGATTCGGATCGATATGAGGTAATAGAAGAGTAAGGGTTGATAGAATAAATAAACCAAGGAATAAATAAATGAATTTAAGCGGATATCAAAATGTCCCTGGTGCGCCAGGTAATCTTCTTGCTGGTCTTAGTTTTGATATAAACAAAAGTCCTGGTGCTCTTGGAGGGCGTTCAGGAGAACAGTTAAAGCGTCTATACGAGGGTGGCACACAACAAAATCAACAATTGAATGAAGAGTTGAAAAAGAGAGGCCTCATGCCCGGAGCTGGGCCACAATTACCCTTGGCTTCGATGGGCGGCATGGCACCCATGGGTAACGCAGGTTTCTTTCTTGGTCCTCAATACGGACAAGATGCTCAACAACTACCAATAGGATTTGGAGGGATTAGTATTTCGTAATGCCGATTATTAATAAAGAAGAAATTCTTCCTGGGTTAGAAAAAACTTATTATTCATTAACAGGACAACATAATCCCCAGGCGTTACGCATTAAAAATTTTTTATCAGGTCAAATTAATGGCGCAGACGAAACTGGATCTTTTTCTTTAAGTCCTTTTGGAGGTTTAAATTTTGAAACCAACAATGGAATGGGTTTTTATGTTGACCCCGCAGCAAAAGCAGCTGGTATAAACGCAGGTAATTTTTCTTTAACAGGCAACTGGGGACAAGCCCCGATCAGTTCTTCTAGATCAAACGATTTTAAAGAAGATGAACCCCCTGGTGGGTATGGCCCCAAAATACAATTTGGTTTTAATTTTGGAGGCGTGTCACAACCGCATTATTTCCCAGAGTCTCCGCTTCCTCCTGCTTATGTAAAACCACAGTCTCTTGTTGTCCCTGGCATATATGCAGGACCACATGTTGACAAGTTGGCCAATGAAGGTGCAAGAGCTTTAACAGGAAATAAAGTAGAATCAATTAGAATAGATCCTAATCAAAAATTTCTAGAAGAAATGATAGGACAATACAAGGCACAAGGAAAACTCTAAAATCCCTGTCTCATAATTATGGCAAAGTATTACAATCCTGACAACGCAAATTATCCAATAGCAGGTGAATTTGTTAGTGGTGAATTTGTACCTAATGATATCGGATTAAAGGCTTTAGATTTATTAAAAAATAAATATAAAACAGATTTTAATATCGTACCAGATACTAGGTTACCCCTTGGCGCTACAGGAGCTTTTCGGTCACAAGAAAAATTTGGGGGGTCAAAAGATCCCACTACACGTAATTTGTTTTTTAGGCCAGCAGAACCTGTTGGTTTGCCTGTATTATTACATGAGGGAGGAGGCCATGGTGGCGATCAAAATTTATGGGAACGCAATGAAATAGCAGCAAAAAATTTAACAAATTATAGATTTAACCCTCAAAATTTAGCGGGTAGTTTTAAATATGTTTTAGAAAATGAAGCTTTACCACATGTTAAAAGTGAGGCAATTGCACAAAAAGCGGCTGCTGACCTTACATCTACTTTAGATCCAGAAGCCGGACAAGTGGTGCGTAGTGATCCATGGTTCGCTGGTTATCCAATGTCTTACGTAAATGAAACTGCCAAAAATTTTTTTGGCAGCGGTCCTGGTCGTGTGACTGGTTATAAAAACGATGTTCCTACTGATGTTTTTGTAGGTCCAAATTTAAAAATCATAAAAGATTTTTTAGATCCGAGTGTTCAAAATGTTTATAATCAGGCCCAGAAAAAAGCAGCTGTTTTTTTAGAAGATTATCTTGGACAACCCGTAGAAGAATTTGCAGGAGGAAGAGCTAAGCTGCGTCCCTTCTACATGGACCAATAGCAAACTATTCTAAAATCCCTTACAGGTGCTAAGATTTACAAAAGAAACCCAGGAACAAAATAAAATATGGACGCCAAAGCCCGACTTAAAGAAATTGTTGACTCCTACCTTGAAAAAGACGGTGGAGCAAATATTGATACGGGCATTGTTGCGTCCCACGTAGCACAGATGAAACTCTTTGGCATCCGCCAAGGGGTAGAATTTTTTCCTTCTCAAGATAATTTTGGTAATCAACGCAAAGATTTTATAGATCGAGTACTTAAATACAACAAAATGGATACACGCCTGGATTCAATCTGGGAGTACTATCTCTGTGATGGTCAAGGTCTGTTTTATATTCGTCCAACTGAATCGAATTACAGGCTCTATTATTTCCGTGAGCATGAATATCGATCCTTCTATGGTGTTGATGGTGAGCTAGAAGAAGTTGTTATCATCTATAGCTATAAAGTCAGACAAGGCACAGGGTTTAGTGATGGCATTAGCGTTGTAAATACTACAGGCAACACCATTACTGGACCCCAAGGAGCCAAACGTTACATCAGATTGTCCATTAAAGCTAAAACAATTGAAGAAACGCATAGCGAAGGAGAGATATCTTTTGAAATGCCCAACTATGCAGTTCCTGGTCGCACTAAAACACTAAGAAATACCCTTGGCTTTATACCTTGCGTAGAGATTTTTAACAATTTAAAGGGTTTCTCTAATGAAGGCGTTGGGGAATTTGACGCATTAGCCAACCATATTGTCACGCACGATGAAATGGTACGCACGATGCGTAAGAATGTGCAGTTTTTTGGTAATCCAACCCTTCTTTCTTCCAGGCCCAAGACAGATTTGATGGAATCAGGGGCAGATAACGTAGTACAACGTCCATCTATCGCAGCAAACTCCGGTTTTACCGGGATGGGCGCGTTAAGTCAGTCAAGATTTAAGTCTGATCCCCTTTCCAGGGGTATGGACGGTCAAATTCGGGTGCCACGGGTGATTGCCAACCTGGAACCCAATGACCGAGTCGGTTATATTGTTCCAGATGCTATCACCGGTGACCAAAATAGCTTTGCTCGCCAGTATCGAGAGGAAATACGTACTGCCCTTGGTGGTGTAGACGAACTATCCATCTCTGCAGGCGTAACAGCCACTGAATACAAGTCATTGTTCGGTCGTGTGTCAGCAACATCTAAGAAAAAAGCAAATGCTATTTACACTTATGGTATTTGCCGGTGTTTGGAACTTATTATCTACCAAGAAGAACATTTATTCCGTGAAACACTAGCCGCTGCTACAGGCATTGAGAAGCCAGTGGAACCAGCCGAAGATGCCCGTCAAGATGAACTTGATTTGTATGATGCAGCAATGACTGGTTTCGAGGAAAAAGTTAAACAAGTAATGATGGCATGTGTTAAGACACAACATATACCGACGGGTGTACTTGGCTTAATTCCAGACGGTGATTTAACTATGCTTTGGCGTTGGTTAGGTCCTGTTTATGAGGACTCAACACAAGATGTTTTAAACAATTCTATCGTGGTACGTAACCTCCAAGAGTTAGGTGTTGATAGTATTGAAGCACTGAAGTACCTCTTCCCGTCAAAAACGGATGAGGAGCGGGCCGCGATGTTATCGGGGTTCCCGTTCAGAATGGTGGGTGAATTACAGAGTGCATACTCTCAATTTGCCAAGTTGGTGGGGGGCATGATGCAGACTCCTCACCCACAATCACCAGATTTACCGATGGCCGCAGACCCACGTCTCGACCTCACACCTTATCTGTATCGCACATTAGAAGCATTACAAAAGGAGATGAGTTATGCAGGACGCTACCGTCCAATCGATCCCACAGATGAGCCCAGTACAGGCAGCAGTAGCTCCAAGCAGCTACGTGGCGGTACCGGCTCCTCAAGCTCCGGCACCGGCTTACCAGGGACCGATCAATTACCAGGTGGGTACCAGCTACCCCCAAGCGGTTCCAGCTCAGGTGGGTACCAGCTACCAATCAAGCCCTACTCAGTACGCCCCCCAATCCCAACCGGCGGCACCCCAGAGCAATCCGTGGGAATCGGCGTTCAACAAAGTAGTGGGACTGCTGAGCGCACCAGTCCAATCCCCCTTCCAGGGGCAACCCTCGGCTCCGACAACACAGTACGCCCCGGCCAATTATGGTCAGGTGCCCAGCGCCCAACCTACGCCCAGCTGGGAGACGCAGACCTCGTATCCCAACCAGGCATCCTCAGCCAACTATTCCCAAACCTCCTCCAGTCCCTCACTGGCGGAAGTAGCGGACTACCTCAACCTGA